TGGCGGGGGTGGCATTGGCTGTGGAGCGTTGCCGACTTGGGCAGCGGATACGTCAACAGTGACGGGACTCACGGGGGACGTGGTTGCGCCTAGCTGGGTGGAGAGGTTGCGGATGTCTGACATTATTTGTCCCTACAAATTGAATCTTTGCCAACTCGTTCTACTCGAACGCATTGCTCTTCAAACAAAATTGAACCATCACCCATGACGCTGATCCGACGCTGGGATAGCACCGAAAACACCAACAGCGCAATCACCATACCGATCAAAAACTTCCCGCCGCCGCCCTGATATTTATTGTTTGAGGCTTCGGCGTTAATCACACCCCGAAAGTTGTCCCCAACAGTGACGCTGGTGTGATTATGGACATTGGTGACGCTTCGAGGTTCGTTCTCTAAGTTTTTAAGCCGCTTTTCTCGATCCGTATCGTTTTCGATTAATCGGGCGGATAGCACCGCTTGGTCATGGCGGATCAATTCAATTTGTCGCTCTGAATGCTGAATATGTGCAGTCAGAGCCTCTGACATTTTGATCAGCAAGACGTTCTGAGTTTGCGAGTTTTGCGCCATCATTGCTAGTTGCTGCTGCATGTGCGCCTGCTGACTTTCAAGAGCCGCCATTTGCACCTGTACCAGCGAATAGCCTTGATTGATTTGAGCTAATGCCCATTGATGCATAGCAGGGGTCTGAAACTCAGGCTGTAACACCTCAATTGCTGAGGCAGCCTGCTGTTCGGGAGCTAGCACGATTTCGGAGCCGTACCTCATACAGACCGCCCTTGTCGCCGCTTGCAGTCCCATACAGCGTCATTCAGCGCTTTGGTAGATACCGTTTCCGCTGGTTGCTCACCGGTGCATTGCACATATTGCGCAACCAGCGCGTCCCTTGGCGGTAACGCTTGCTTCGCGGCTGTCGCGGTTCTCGCGCCCGTCGCGGTGGTCGCGGTCTTTAGCGTTCGCCATGCTGAGGGGGTGTTGATCCAGAGCAACAGCATTACTACTACAGCAAGGGTGTTTGGGTGTTGACAAATCGTCAAAAACTTTTGCATCACTTCACCTCTACCTCAAAGCTGTAATCGTAGGCATAGCCTTTTTCGGCACAGACCGAGGCTAATTGAGGTAGACACGATCTATCAGAGCATTTGGGCAGCCATTGCTGATGGCAAAAGTAGACGTACTTCGCCACCGGCTTTAATGGGGCTGGTTTCATAGGGCGATTTTCAGCCTTTGAAGCCTCGCACTCTATCACTAGATTTTCTAACGCCTTGTCGCCATAATTCGGCATCGGGGCGCTATCAACAAAGCAAGCATGGTAGCGATTTTCCCACTGGATTCGGTTAGGGGTTGAGGCATTGCGACGGGCTGACAGCTTCAGGGCTTCAAGCTCTTCAACGCTTCGAGATTCGGGCGGGGTGCAGCCCCCCAGTAAAAAGGGCAGCCCCAACCCTAAAGGGATAAGGATATGTTTCATGTTCTTTTTTTGCGTAAAGAAAACTATTTGACGACGGAAATTAAGTCGCCCACTTCACAGTTAAGGGCAACGCACAGCTTAGGGATTAGCCATGCAGGGTAGCGTAGGCAGGTATCATCTGCGATTTTTTGCAGGGTGCTGGTATCCTTAACCCCGATCATATCCGCCAATGCTTTGATGGACCTGATACCCCTTTCCGCCATCCGAACTCTTAGATGGCTTCGGAGAAACGGCTCTTGGTTAGGCATTTTGGGCTAATCACCCCTTTTCGATTGACAAAGAGCAGTTTAACATGATTTGGTAAGTTAAAGCAAGAAAATATTGCTTAGCCTATATTTGAGCCTGTTTAAATGATGCAAATAAAATTATTGCCAGATTCGGAACCGTCGGAATCCCTGAGTTCGGACGAACGGTACACTTGTGACGGAACTTTGATGGCGCGGGTGAGAGAGTTTTACGGCGGGTTCATCCCCCTCGATGTCGCATCGTGCGAATTTGCCAACAGTAACTTTGTGCGGGCGGATCGCTATTACACCAAGGATGATAACGGGCTATCCATGCCTTGGGCTAATCGCAATTGGTGCAACCCGCCATATAGTCGGGGGCAAATGATCAAATGGGTACAGAAAATTATTGATTGCGCCCAAAACGGACAAGAGACCTTGCTTCTATGCAATGGAGATAATTCCACGGCTTGGTGGCAATTAGCGGATCGGTATGCCTCAGCGGTGCTCATGCTGTCGTACCGCTTGGCTTTTTATGCCTTAGAACGGGGAAAAGTTGTCAGCGGCAACAAGCAACCTCAGCACCTGTTTTATTTTGGGGAGAGATTACTGGAATTTGAGATGCATTTTGGAATGAGCAATCCCACCCCTCTAGGATTTGTCCATGTCCCGATCAACTCGGTCAACTTCTTGGCACCTAATTTGGCTCGTGATTTGGCGTGCGATTTAAAGGAATAAAACAATCTTAAACAACTTAAAACAAATTTTCCCCACTTTAACTATTGACAAGGTGGGATTGTTTGCTGTAGATTAAAAGTGTCAAAAGGAGGTAGCACAGTGATTCACCCTGATAACGTTGTTTTGGCTGTCAAAGCAAATAATCAGATCGAAGTCGGGTATCACCCCGATGATGAAGAGCGGGTGGTGGGTTTCACCCTTGGGGTCAGAAATGACCTTAGGATCGTAGGAGAAATTTATAATCAACCTGCGTTAATTGCAGTTAAAACACAATTTCCTTACGACCAAAACCCGCTGATACTGACCGTAAATAGTCAGTACAAAGCGGCGGATGTTGTCCCATATCTTTTTTCAAAATTTGCGAGAGAAGGTATGGTTCCGAAAATCGTTGATGAGGTCAATAACACTATTTATATAGGAGATGGAAGTTTCTGATGCAAACATTGTTAACGATGTTTTTTCTGGCAGTTCTTGTAGTTGCCATTGTCGTCATCGTAAAAGGAGTTTGCTGGGATATTTTTGATGAGTTCGATGACCAAGATTAATACATTCAAGTACGGGTAAAAACTGTGAAAAATGCTAAAGCTAAACTGAGCAAAGAATCCTTGAAAGAGGCTATCGTGTCAATCACGCATTTCTTTGCGTTCGTCTTTGTCGGCGGATTCAATTTGAAGATCATTTTAATTTGGATTGCAGCGGAAATAGGAGCCGGAATGCTTTATGGCTTGATCAAAGGATTCTTTTTTGATTATTTCGAGGATTGATAGTTTCACATCCGACAATCAGCCCGTCATGCCTGGCGGCTGGGTGCAAGTCCTAGCGGATGTATTGAGGGATTTGGATTCACCCTCTATTAGGAGCAAATAGAAGCAAATGGGATTAACTTTAACACCCGAATCGGGTTCGCAAAGGGATTTGGTTCCAGAAGGGATTCACTTGGCGCGATGCGTCAAAGTAATTGAACTAGGTGAAATCAAAAATAATACCTACAACAATTACACCCCTAAAGTAATGTTTCAATGGGAAATCTATGTGACTGACCATGATGGGCGGCTTATGGGAGTAACCATTGACGGGAAGTGGGAGCCTTTTCTGGCTTCTCGTCGATTTACACCATCCCTTAAGTTGGGAAGCCCTTTAAGGAAGTTCTTAGAAGGATGGCGAAGCCGCCCATTTACCGATGAGGAACTGAAAAAATTCCATATCGGAAATTGCGCTGGACATTATGCTTTTCTTACTATTAAGCATGGCAAATCGGGCAAATATGCCGACGTTGAATCAGCACAAATTGCGACTAAAGAAGTTCCTAAACCTAGCCCAATTTTACCCGCGCTGGTTTTAGACTTTGACGCGCCTAACCTTGCAGTTTTTATGAGTTTGTCTCAGAAACTGCAAGAAATTATCAAAGGGAGTCGAAACTGCCCACCAGTATTTCGAGACCCTTCACTTGCATTACAACCGGCTGAAGCCCCTGAAACTGAAAAGGACGTAATATTCTAATGACAATCAGAAATCTTGCCCCAGGGCGCTACCCCGCGATTGAACGCGATTGGGCGTTTGTCGTGAAGGATAGCGAAGTCGCGATCTTGTACCGCCAAAACGTCGCGATGGGCGTGGTGTTCGCAGGCAGCCTGAAATTCACGAAGCGCTGCCACAGCCCACGAAATCGCATGATCGCCCGTGCGATGGCAGATATACATCTAGACGTAAGGAGCCAAAATTGGTGATTATTATCCCAGCATCCCCAATTCCGTTTAATGAGCTACCCCTCGAAAAACAGCTTGTACATCATGCGTTTCAGGGGCAGATTAGACAGCTAAGCCTTTGCGAAGCCCAAGAGTTGCTTATAGCACTGCACCATTTGTATTTGGGACAATCGTCCGTGATCGCCAAATTGACCAAGGCAAAGCTGCCATAGACACAATAAAACCCCCAATAACGGGGGCGCAATGCAAAAAAAAGAACAATCCACATATCCTTCCAAGGGAACTATAACAGATGGAATTACAAGGTTTATTGTCTAAAGTTTTTGTTGATGCTTTGCCGCCGCAACAAAAAGGAATTGCAGAGGAACTGATGGAACAGTCATCAGGGCAGATTGACACTTTGATTGCACAGCTATATGAACGGCTGTGGATTGCAGACTATGAAGGGTTGTATCAAGGCTGGTTCCACCTGTACAACACTTACGAAGCCTTTGAAGACCCCAATCTGTCAGCAACTACCAAAGCATGGATTAACAGCCTTACGCTTTTACAGTGCAAACTGTTGGCGCATGGGCTATGTCAAGTTTTTGCGAAGGAACAGCTATGAATGAATTTCAAGATTGGCGGCGTACCGCGACAGTCGCTGACCTCGCGGGTGCGTGTGCGCTAATTTGCGGAATGGTAGCGGATGCCTCGATTGATGGCGTAACCCGCGATTACTGGACAAACGCGGCGGCGCGATTTCGCGAACATGGCGGTGAGTCGCGGTTTGGCGCGGGTGCGCTGCAATGGGTGATGAGTTTGACCAGTCACGCCCATAAGCGACTGGCAGAGGATTTGGCAGATCAAGCGAATTTGCGAGGGATTATCTGATGTTAAGACCAACGGCACAGCAACTGCTTAACTTTGCTCTCTGGGAAATCACTTTTGTTGATGGTGGCAAAGGTAGACGGTCGATCCAGCTTCCGTTACTGCGTACTGAATCCGTCAAGGCTAAAGCCGCAGAATGGCTTCTTTTGAAGCAGCAATTAGACCCTAGTTGGGCTGGTTGGCGGTTTGGTGATTGCACTCAGGTCACTGGTACTGCAATTGATTTTGAGTCATCGTCATTTTAAATTTCTTGATCCCACAAGTTAGCCGCTTGTGGGATTCTAGTATGAGGGTGATGGAGACAATAAAAAACCCCAGCATAGGAGTGCTGAGGCGTTGAATTTGAATTAAGCGAAAGGGCACTGTCAACCCGATCCGTTAAAATAACAGGTGCTGCAACTGCCGTAAGGAGGGCAACAATGCAAGGATATTGTATCACACGTAAGACGCTAATAGCCCTAAAAAGCCACCTATCACACATGCAGATGGTGGTCTTTTTGCATTTGGCATCATCGACAGATCAGCCCGATCAATGGACGGAGTTCTCATGCTCTCAGATTGCCGAAGATTTGGGGAGTGATACCCGTCGGATTAGGATAGCCATTAATGAGATTGAGGCGAAAAACATCATTGAGACCACAACAAAGACCCGTCACCGCTATTTTCGATCTCTAGATTTTTTAAGCAATTTTTCTGCAAATACACAGGAATCGAGCGAAGTCAAAGGATCAATTCGATCCTCTAAGCGGATCAATTCGATCCTTCAGCCGGATCAATTCGATCCTCTAAGCGGATCAATTCGATCCTCTAAGCGGATCAATTCGATCCTTCAGCCGGATCAATTCGATCCGCATCAAAGCGAAAAAGTTGAAGGGACATCTATATATAGAAATATTATTATTAATAACACTCCCTCTAATACGCACGAGGAGAATCAAGAAAAAGAGGGTGTGTGTGTGAGGGTCGGAAATTTGGATCAAGATCCTCAGGCAAAAAAATCTGTAAGCCCAACGGGTCAGTACCCTTTTGCACAAAAAAAGCAAAATCTCTCTGGTGAAAACCCTGAATCCCTTGCTGAGACACGTTTTGCGGCGGCTCCGCCCGAAAATTGCACGAAAGACCAGCTTTTTGCATGGTGGACTGCAAAACTCGAAGATGCCCAATTTTTGCGTTTTAAGGTGGCTGAATGGCGGATGGATTTGTCATTTATCGTGTCGCTAGGTCAAAGCCTGTTGCAGCGCGAAAAATTCTGGTCTGAGCGCAAATTTGACGCAAGGGCGGTAGGGCTGATGGTGATTAATGGCTCACTCAACCTAGAGCAACCTAATACCGCTGCTAACCACAAATCCCGTCTGGTACAGTATTTGACGGACTTAGCGACACCCGCGCCAACCGCGACGGACGCGAACACCGCTGCTATTGCGGTACGCCCAGCGGCGCTAGTCGCAGAAGACGCGAAAAGGGCGGAAATCCAAGAGCAGGAGCGGCTTGCAGAACTCGAATTTGGCGATACGCCTGAGGCGCGGTTGCGCTATTGGCTGCAAAGCTATCAGGACAATGTGCTAAATCAAAGCTGGGATTCAGCGGCTGGCGCGGCTTTGCGCGGTCGCGCCGTGCGGAAACATCAAGCTAAGTTTGAGGGGTGCATGAGGGAGATTCACGGAGCCGACTGGGAAAATCAGCAGATTGATGATTATTTAGCGAATCATGCGATTGCGTCTTGACTTTGACCCGTGTCGGCTGGTAGGGTGAATTAAATTTGAATTAATGCTTTTTCGGAAAGGTAAGAAAAATTATGGTTAACGCGCCTAAGGTACTTAGACCTGAAGGGGATAACTGGCTTGCGCCGCCCCAGAATACTGATATAGAGCGGGGGGTGCTGGGGGCAATCCTAGACGAGATGACGGGCGAAAATAAGGTTTTTGGGTTTGTAAACTCTTTGATTTCGGCTGATTCGTTTTATGTGGCGGCTCATCAGAAAATTTACGCCGCTTGTTCTGCGCTTTACAAAAAAAGTACGCCGATCGACCTTTTGACCGTGTGCGATTATCTGGCTAGCACGGGCGAATTAGATGCTATTGGGGGCAGTTCTACAGTTGTTTATTTAGTCGAATACAGCAGAGGGGTTTGTGCAGAGCTTTTGTTGTCGGCGTACTGCCAAAAAATCCAAGAGTATTTTATCCGCCGTAAGCTGATCGAAGTCTCAGGACGGCTAAGGGAATTGGCAGTTAAATCTGATGCGTCTTTGTCGGATGTGGCGAACCAAGCGCAGGAAATGCTGCTGTCTACGACCGCCCTTGCATTCCCCCAAGCTGGGAATAGCGCGAGTCTTGGCAAGTTGGCTAGTGATGCCCTGATTGAAATGGTCAAGGTTGATGAGGCTAGGCAACGGGGCGAAGTGTTGAAGCAGAAATACGCCACAGGATTTTATGACTTTGATGATACGACTGGTGGGGGGCTTGATCCAGGGGATTTAATTATTTTGGCGGGTCGTCCGTCTATGGGCAAAACCTCTATGGGGATACAGCTAGCCGTAAATATAGCCGAGCTTAATAACACCCCTGTGGCAATTTTTTCCCTTGAGATGTCCAAAGAGTCGTTGACCTATCGCATTATGTCAGGGCGGTCTAAAACTAGATCGTCGGAATATGGCGCAACTGCCAATGATTTGCGGTCAGCTAATTTGCCTGATGCGATGTGGAGCAAAATGGCTCAGGTAGTTAATGACTTACAGCCCTTGCCTATTGCCATTGAGGATCGATCATCATGCACTGTCGAGAAAATTCGTCACAGTGCAGGAAAGATTAAGGCTAAGTATGGCGGCAATTTGGGGGTAATCCTGATTGATTATTTGCAGTTAATGTCTGTGGAGGGCGAGCCATCAAATGGTAGCGGGAATCGCAATGCTGAGATTTCAGCCATCAGCCGCAAATTGAAAGTAATGGCGATGGAGTTAGGGGTCGTAGTAATAGCTCTGTCTCAGCTAAACCGTTCGGTGGAAAGCCGTGCCGACAAGAGACCCGCCCTTTCAGACTTGAGAGATTCGGGATCTTTGGAGCAGGACGGGGATCAGGTTCTGTTTTTGTATCGCGATGAATACTATAACCCTGATACGGCGGATCGCGGGGTGGCTGAATTGATTGTGGCAAAGCACCGCAATGGACCGACTGGAACGGTGCAACTGCTATTTGACCCACGGCTGACTAAGTTTGAAAATCTTGCTGCTTCAAAATAATAATTCCGCTAACACCAAGAGGTACTCTCAATGCCAGAATATTGCGCCCTAAATTCTAGTGAAATCCAAAGCGTTTTAAAATCTGTATTTTCGCATTCAGATTTAGCTGAAATGGATTTTTCAAAAATTGCTGACGAAGAGGTTTTTGTTCCGTTTTCCTTTACTTCAGATGAATTGACATCCTTAGCGCAAGAATGCGGCAAAAAACACATGTATTTTGAGATTGATGCCGCATGTGAGCCTGTCAATGGCAAAGGAATGGCTGTTGTACTTCGGCTATCATTTGCCCGTACTCAAAAATAATTCCCAGCAATTTAAATACTTTCGTAGTTCCCTATGGCTTTTTGTGCTATCTTAAGGCTGTAGGGATTGCTTTAAAGGGTGGCGCATGGATCAGCCTGATATGTTTGAGACTGTCGAAGACTTCGCCAACCGGATTAAGGTTGGGCGCGGTTACATAGAAAAACTTATTCATGGTTGTTGGAGGGAAGGGGTAGAGTTTATCCATTTAAACCAATTTGGCGGGAACAAATATCGCATTGACATCCAAAAGGCTCTGAACTTTTTGCGATGCAATCCGCAGGGCGAACCAGAACAAACAGAACAAAAATAACGAAAGGTGTCTATGAACCAAAACTATGTGACTAAGGCGGAGTTTGTCCCCAATCATGGCGGCGTAATTAATTTGTATTCTTTGGAGTTTGTCTCAATGATCGATGGATTTCCTGAAGTCCATTCGATCAAAAATATTGATGTATCTATTCCCCCCGATGTCATTAATCTGTTTTCTGATTTGGCGAAATTTTGCGAAAACTATTTAGGGGTTTCGGTTCCGTATATTTCCCCAAAGATGTTAAAGATTGCTTGGAATATGGAGACAGATGCCCCTAAGACATTAGCTGCAAAGCTAAATTGTTCCGCAGACATAGAACACAATGAAATCTTTTTTGAAACGACTTTACCTAAAATTGATGGATTTGTTTTGCGACTCTTTGATGACGGTGGGCGGATTGAACGGGTTTCACGGTTGATCCTGCAAGCTTATGGAGAATGGTTGCAATCAAGACCATCTCAATTGTCCCTGCTGGGAATGGAATCAATGGAATCGCTTGCTGAGACTTCGGGTAAGGTTGTGGCTTTGCAGCCTCGGGCGGTGGTGGTGTAGTTGTGAAAGCCCCATGCTCTAACTGCCCATTTCGGGCTAATGTTGATTTTCGCCTCAGCGAAGCCCGTGCCGAACAAATCGCTGGGGATGTAATCTTAGGCGATACGTGGTTCGCATGTCATCAAACCGTCGATTATTCTGATGATGAACCGAGTGCCGATAATAGTTCCGTTTGCGTTGGTTCCCTGCTTTCTATTGCTAAAGAGCGGGGAGATGCAATGGCTAATTTAGGAGTGCGGCTCAAAGTACTTTCTGGTCAGCTTGAATTGAATGATATTGATAGCAGTATCCCTGTGTGGAATGCCGCCGAATTTGTCAAAAATGTTGGAATAGATTGAGGTGTGCAATGTGGAAAGAAAAAGCTTATAAAGCGATTAGCCCTATGCTAAGCAAGCATAGGCAAGCTTGTCAGGATGGGTCAATGAATCGTTCCCAGCTTAGAAGGGAATTGAATAAAGCCTATCCATTTGGGTTGAGGCGGAATTATCCTTACAAGGTGTGGTGTCAGGCAGTCAATCACACGATAGAGCTTGTGTTTGGGACTAAGCAGGTTGACGTGGTTGAAATTGACGCGCCTTTATTTGAAAACATTGTGGAGTAACAAAATGGATGTCCAACAAATGACTGATGTGGAATTTTGGAAAGAGTTAAAGCAATTTTCCCCTGAACAATGCCTATGCGTACAAGCGATGGTTGAATCAGGTTTTACTAAGGAAGAAGCTTTGAAAGAAGTAAAAGGGTTCGCCGCCATGGAAAGACTCAGCAAAATGATGGACAAACCAATGACTAAAAGCCCACCAATCGGATTTACTGAAGACAATTAACCGTATTTTAAATCAAAAAAACAACCCCGCTAACCGTAACAAGTCAGCGGGGTTTTAGCTACAATATACAAACAACCAACCAAAGCAATTGCTACGCTGTGGTAAATGCCGTTATAACAATAAGCCTAAATGGGATGGTTACGGACAGCTTACAAAGTGCATTAAGCTGGTTGCAATGCCTTACAGCATGTAAGATATAAACATGCTGTAAACCCTCAATTACTAACACTAACGGCTCTAACCCATAATCTTGGCAGCGGGTAGGATCAGGTTCATCCTCAGCGACGACATTAATCTACAGACTCCCATGTTTCCACAGGAAAAACTAAATCCCCCTGCTCGTTTTTGATCAGCCTTAAAAAATTGTAGGCTGCAATAAAAATATTGCCATTTGATTCGGCAAGCAATTGGGCAAAAGTTTGATATTCTTGCCCAATTGCTTTGTATTCAAAAGAATCAAATGGTGCTTTTTTGCCATCAAAACTAGATTTGTTAGCGTAATATCTAACATTTATTCTTACAAATTCATTCAACGTGCTCGATATATCATAGATTACTGCATAAGCATTAGGTGCAGTTAATCCAAAGATAGTTTCAACAGGAATGTTTGATTCAAATGCCATGATTTTAAACCATTGTAGACGATGTTACTTGTTGCCAACTCGAACCATTATAAAAGCAAATTGCATTGTTTGTGGAGTTATACACTGTCATGCCTGCTGAGGGTGAAGCAATAGCATTGATTTGAGAGGTAGTCAGAACATTTAGCCTAATTGGAAGTGAAGCATTAATACTGGTTGAACTAATTTCCAATCGAGTCGCCTGCGGCTGAAAAGAAGTTCCACTTGCCTGAACCGTTGGAGTTTGAAATAAAATACTGGGAGTTGCAGCGTTTCCGGTCCCATTACCCGCCTGTATTGTTAAATTAGAGCCTGTGACATTTGTGGTGCTAAGCCGTTTTGCCCCACTTCTAACAACCCCGCCTAAAGCGTTGGCGGCTCCGTCAGTATCTTGTCCTACTATAAGGGCTGTCTGAGTATATATATTGCCTAGGACTGATAGATTATTGTCGTTTGAAGAATAACATTGTCCATTTGCGTATCTTACATACTCAGACGTTCCTAGCGCAATACAGTGCCCTGATGGAGTACGCACAGACAATCCATCAAAATCCGAGCCACCCCCAGCAACTGTGTCACAATTAATTCTTACTCTAAATGTATTGCTTGTATTAGACGTACTTCTCGCAAACACTATGCTAGGGGGGGTGACATACCCCGAACCTTCTGAGGTTATAATTAGTGCGTCTGTGTTTGCGGGTGAGGCGACAATAACCCCACCAGTGCCAGTACCTTTCAATTTTAAAGAACTATTTGCCCCACCAGTACCAGCGGAATCCGCTAATACAGTTGAGTAATTAGCATCTGTAAAAAGCCTAAGTCTTTTATAGTTTGAACTGTTAGTAAAAGAGCCAATAGCTTCAACGCCTCCAGTGCTTCTGAAGCTATTCGTACTACTATCCCAAGTGATTGCACTGCTACTGGAAACGGTAGAACTATTTGCAAATAACACATTTCCAGTAGAAAGATCCGTAAAGGTTTGATTATTAATAATTCGAGTTGGCTTAAAAATTGTGGACATTATTTAAACCTCACTTCAGAATAAATTGCAATACTTGGCGCGGTGTTGTTGTTGTCTGCAATGCCCGTTACAGCCGCCATTGCTATCCCAGTAGTAAACGCTCTTTGCTCTACTTGCTGTGTTTCCAAGAAAAAAACAGCAGGATCAGAAGCGGTTCCGGCTGGGATTGTGATAACCATTACTGGTGTTGTAGTCCCTACAGTTACGCTGCCTGCTAATGCATTATAAATCTTAATGTAAACTGCTGAGGTGTTTTGATTAATAAAGGTCCAACCACGTAAAGACCCGCCCGAGCTTTTGACAGATACCGCTGTGTTGGTTAATGCTGTATTGCGATAATCGCTAAAACCCGAAATAGAAGTGGCAAAAAAACCGTCATTCGCTAATGTAACCCTTTGAGTCGATCCTGTGACATTCCCTGTCCCGTATGCAATAGCATCGCTTGCGATAGCCACCGACAAAGAATTAGCCGCCGTCTTCGCCCCTAACGATGCAGGTATTTGTGCCCTAATAGCCGCTGTATCAAGCCCAATATAAGGCAGTACTGAGGCAACATTGTCTTTGATGTTGGAAACATTGCCATCAATAGTCCCCAATCCCCCATGAACCTGCTTAAGATACCATGCTGTCGTATGAGGATCAGGGTTGCCAGTGGTATCCCCTAGGGTAGTCACAATACTGGCAGAATCACTGCTAATACTGGTTAAATACCCCGTCTGCTCATCCTGTTTAGCGCTAGTAGCAGAACCGCTGCCCCCGCTACTCGCGACAACCTTCGCGACAATCGCGCGACCGTCAGCGGTAGTTGTGCCAGTGTCTGCATATTTTTCTACGGCGTTTTCGCCAATTGGCTTATAGATGTCAGCCATTAGGGGGTCTCCATCAGGATCAAATCAGTGGTCAGTCCATCAAAAAGCGGGTGTACTTGAGTGACGCGATAGGACTTTGAACCTATAGATACGTTGGCATATTGCATCACCCAAGGGGCTTCTGAGGTCACAATTCTGGCTTTGATTCGCCTTCCCTCCACATCGGCAAAGGCATCTGCATAATTATTGTCAACGATGGCGTTAACCGTAGCAGATTCCGAATTGTTGCTGATGGTGACGGGCTGGGCGAAATCAGCCAAATTAAAGAACGTGGTCAAGTCATCACTTAGCATCATCGGGAGGCTGTGAGGTTTCGAGGGTAATCAGAATGTTTGGACCATGGACCGCAACCATTAGCAACAGGTTATAGACCGCCGCAAAATTAGAGCTTGCTGCCAATTCGTTTGCAAGGGCTTCGATTTGGGGCAAACTGGAACCAACGCCATAGGTTTGATCGCCGTCAATGACATTACTCTGAGTGACAACTACTTTAATTTGTGCAGACATATCGCTGATCCTTTGAGGTCTAAGTTTCATTCTGTTATCAACTTAAAAATTACTTTTAAGCTTCTGGTTTAGGCTCTGCTTTAGCTCTTGCCTTGACTGTGGGGGCTGGTTCCACTTTAGGGGTGCGGTTATATTCACACTCTTCAACGCTCTGGGGGCAGAAGATTTTTCCGTCATCATCGGAGTGGAAACTGTCCCCACAGATTTTGCAGTACGGGATTCCGTTATTGGCGTAATAGTCCGTGGGTAAATCAGCCATGTTACACCGCCACATCCGTTGTGCGAATATTGACCACCCGAAGCTGTTGCTCTGCATTGACCGCCGGATCAACGTCAAGACTTGCAACTTCCTCTTGGCTGTACCAGATATAAGAATCCAAGCGTTGGAACCGACGCATTTCGTCCATCCGGATCTGCACTTCCATCCCAATCGCACGGGCGACAGCATTTGCCCCAAAAGCATAGCTAGACCGTGTGAGGCGGCTGCCCACCCCTAGGGTTTCGTTTTGCACACCTTCCGATCCAGCATTGCCGACGGAACTTGCATTGGAAGTGAAAATATGGAAGTTGCAGTAGGTTCCCAAATACCCTGACACCACCGGAATCTCGAAGTTTGTGGTACTGCTCATCAGGTTGGACAATTGCCGCAAATCATCAGTGGTGATGTATCGCATCCGTTCGCCTAAGCTATTCCGCAATTGTGCTGTTCCCGTAGGAGGCAACACCAAATTGAGGCAACCCATTTCGTCCACAGGGATTTGCAGATTCCCCACCATGTACGAATACAGGTTGTTTAAGAACGTTTCGGAAATCCGTCCGTCGTCACCAGTGCCAACATTAGCAGGGGTCAACTCCACCGCACCACGCTTGTTATAGACCACGCGGGTCGTAGCGGCGTAACGATTGCGAATCACCATGTCAATATAACGCTGGTAATCATGCCCTAAACGGGACCGCACAATGGTCTCTAACGGACGCATGGAATAGGCGCTTACAAATTGAGGGATGCCAATCGGTTCCGCTCCACTCACCCCGTCTTTGCCTAAACCTAATTCCTTGAGAGTTACGGATACCGCACCAACGGAAACAGGCTGACGGCTGCTAGAGAGGTCTACCCCAGGGGTCAAGATCCGGTCGTTAATACTAGCGGGGGCTGGGATATAGCGGTCACGGCTTACTTGGATCGTGTCCCCAGGACCTTTCCCTAATTCCAGATTATAGTTAGGGAATTGCCACCAAATAAATTGCGGCGTATGGGTCACACGGACATAAGCCGACAGATAATCCAACAGCAATGATGGGACATCGGTTTTAGCGGTACTAGCGCGGGTTTCAGTGGCGACAGAACCGCACAGTAAGCCGTGCGCTCTAGCGTAAGCTTCTATTTCAACCCGCAGCGCGTCTTGATTCTCCCGAAAATACTGGTCAATCTGTCCGTTATACCGTTGAACTACTTGCCGACCAGTCTGCTTGTCTACCCATACCGCACTCAGCGCCCCATCTACAAGGGACTCAAATTCCCTCAATCGCCCCTGAGTGTGATCGCGATTTGCACCTAATGAGGTGTTAACCATCGGCTTAGGCAGCGGATTGGCTAAAGGCTTGGCATCAGGGGTTTGTTGCTGCTGTAACGCTAAAAATTGGCGATTAGCTTCGGCAATAGAAACATTTTCTTCAATCAGTTTTTGGGCTAACTCAGGGTTACCCATGCGATTCCCTAAAGCGAGAATACTGGCACAACGTTCCGCTTCTTGGGCGCGAATCTGTGTCTCACGCTCTGCTGAAATGACTTGAGGCTGTGGAGCAGGTGCAGGTTCAATCTTAGGATCGAACTCAGCCCGTACCGCTGCCATAATTTCTTCCATTGTTGGCATAGTGGCATCCGTGGGGAGATTTTCTGAGGCTTCAGTAATATTCGTGGCTTCTAAAGTACCAAATGAGTTTGTTCCTTTAATGGTTACGGGGTAGCTCTCTTCTGATTCGCTTCGCCCAATCCCCACCCTGTAATCAGCGGGTACGGTAACGATAGAAACTTCCATTGGAGTCCAACTCATAGCGCGGTAGGTATCCATGCCATCGTCACGCATGGTTTCACAGCGCAATTCGTTTACGACATAGCCAATGGATACGTTCCGCAAAATGCCGTCTTTAATATCTTGGAGCTTCTCTTGGGCGATAGAATTTTTACTGAATCTCACCCCTACCCGCAATTTACGCTCTTGCACCCACGCCCGTTCGATCACCCCGATAGGGCAATCAGAGTTATGATTCCACAGCACATTAGCGTAAGCTTCAAATCGGCTTAGGTTAATAGATTCAGGGCTATGGTCTAGTATCTCTTCGCCAAAATAGCGCGTTACAGGATATTCCGAACTGCAACTAAATTCCATGTAACGGTCTTCTGGGGACCCGTCGGACACATCTTCGTCTACATCTTCAGGGGCGTTTTCATGATCCGGCGATTCCGGTTCGATTACTTCAAATCGGTATAACTTAGGCAGTGCCGCTGGGGGGGCTGGCTTGGGGTTGGTTGGCAGCGGGTTCTGTGATGGTGTTTTGGGCTTGGCTTGGCTGGTTTTGGTTAGGGATGACATTTGGGAACACTCCATATTTTTTCTGTAATTCCTGTTCGGCTTTGAGTTCTTTCAGCACCTCTTCATAGTCTTGTCCTGTGGTTTCTTGGACTACCCAAGTTCGGGAAACTAATCCGTTCTCAATTAACTTGATATACGCATCGGCTTCTTTGTCAGGGTCTTGAAGTCGGATACCTGGGAACTGCCAAGCGGGTTTGTGGTAACGGTCGTAACGGAGCCAATAATCAGGCAGTGGCAAATCATTGGCTAACACTGCCTGATCCATCCAAATCCCGTAAACCACGCTGTGGAACTTCTCACAGAACCATTTCTGCGCCGCTCGGATTTCTGGCAAAGACTTAAGCTGTTCCATTCGTGACTGGGAATAATTATTTTCCGAAAAGTCCCCAGCGGCGCTGCTGTAAGTCGTGCCAGTACCCACAGCGGCGTGTTTGATTTGAGTACGGATAAATTCAATAGAATTAGCGTCAGGCGCAGGAATTGGGGGGATGGTAATATCTTCTCCAGGCAACAATTTCCGTAATACCCCTTCTGGAATGTTCTCCTCCATCGGGTTGGAGCCATCTGGCAATAATTGTTCGGAGCCATATTCCTGTAAATCTGGCTGCCTGACAAAAAACGAAATATTAGCCGCTACCCGCGCTCTGGTTAACAAGCTTTGCTCAAACTTGGTTAGGTTCCAGAGCTTTGTTAGCGATGCATAGAGCCAAGGGATTCCCCTGAGTTGGTGCGGCTCTTCCATTGAATAAATATGGATTATTTCACTTGCTGGGACCCGTTCCGATAACAGCGCCGTCGTACCATATTGTTCAGTGGCATTGGCGGGGGTAATCCAATAAGCGACGGGCTTCAACCAAGGATCGACCTCAATCCCCATAAACAAGCGATTGCCACCCGTAAGAAACTGGCTATGGATCAACGCTTCGTCTAACTGTTGAGGGGCGATAAATTCTAGGGATAAAGGAACCTTGCTGTTGCCGCTAGATTTTTTGATAATCCTAATTAGACATTCGCCCTGCACGATGACAGTACGCAAAATCAGCCGCTCTAATTCCCAGAAATTTAACCGTTCTGTTACTTCGCAGTTTTTGCCCCATTCTTTCCATTTTGCTTCTATCAAGTCATTGACCGCGCTAGCCATGCCTGATCCACGGAGTTGTTCTACTTTGGACTGCAAATTAATTCCACAACCCGCGATATTATTCAGTAAAGATTGCACAATTGCCTTAGCCACAGGATCGTTCCGAACCAAGTCCACAGACCTAGCCCTCAAAATTTGCAAGCTATTCCGCAAATGGGCATTAACGGTAAATCCATCCGCTGTAATCTGGTCATCGGTTAAGCGATTTCGCGACGCACCGCCAAACCCCGAAGGTCGCCCTCTGCCAAATTCGCTAATGGGCGCGATGCTTCGCGATAGACCGCGAATTAGCGACAGCGCGGGTGAACGCTGCCAATTGGTGAGATTAGACCAGGTGAAAGTAGAAAGCAATTTGTTCATGGATTTGAGAACCTCACAGGGGCGTACCGAGGATCTTTAATTTCGCCCCTGGCTAACTTTTCGAGGCGTACACGGTTTTGCCAAAACAATAATTGATTATGTAAATCCCTTAAATTTTGATTCTGCTTCTCTCTATCCCCAATCTTGTAACTTTCGACTGTCAGCGCTCCTTCGTAAGCCGCTGAGACCCTTTCTAACATTTGCTCTGCATAGGTTTTCGCGGTAAATGGCGCGGTAATCACTGCAAAATTTGCCAGAATTTCTATTCTGCCTGTGGCGATGGTGTTGCGGATTCCGGTTTTACTCGCTACGGCTTGCCAGTAATATGTCGCTACGGTTAAGCCGCTGGTTTGGATTGTGGTCAAATTGAAGTCATACCCATCATCAGGGTTAGGAGTTCCGTTGATTGTAAGAGTGGTTGCCCCTGCCAATATGTACACAAAGCCATACCCGTCTGACGGTGCGTAATCATCTACCTTGTCAGACCAAGTGGCGGTGTCACCAGCCGTAAGTTGTAGCGGAATGTTTAGGCTCATGGGGTTTTGCGAAATCAAAAACAGTATAAGGACGGAAATCAATCCTTATATTGTTTGAGTCCGTCATAGTTTTTTGGATTTTCTATGGCGGCTTTTCCCTTTTGCCCAAAACATTCCAAAAGCAAAAAACAAAAAACCCGTCATGCGCTCACTCCTGTTTGCATGACGGGTTTAACGGGTCCTTAAAAATGTCCAGTTCTTAAGTCTAGATCAAGGTTACCATAAGTTAGTACATCGCATAATGATTATTAATTGCGGTTTCAATATCTATCCTAGCGGCATCTATATCAATTCCATAGCCAATCATTTCCGAGATGTAGCCATTCCAGCCAGCCCCGACCGAGCCTTCTCTAACTCCAATTCTTAGCCCAGACGAGCCGTCTGTAACGGTATTTCCCCCGCCGACTGGCGCTGAAACCGTCCGTCCGGTTCCGTTAATCCAAAGGCTGTCTAGCCCTGATGAAAATTGCCGCTGAGTCCAAATATTTAAATTGCTGGTAGCGCTATAGGCGGTAGAGTCTGTGGTTTGATTGCTTGAAGGTGCTGCGCCATCAGAAGAAATATAATAATCCGTGGTGTAATTGAAAATCTGAAAAGATTTAACTTTAGTTGTATCGCGTTCTGTTAAAAAAGCCCCACCGCTAGAACTGGTACGACGGTTAACCGCAAACAATGATAAATAGCCAGAGTAAGAGCCGCTGGTTAGCCCTTGAGACGTATTTTCTAAATACTGGGAACCGTTAAACAATATTGACGGCTTCCCATTTTGCAGAATCACATTCCCAAATATATCAACGATTTGCGGTTGCAAACTTAAACTTGATTGCGAAGCATGAATCCCATTCCCTGACTGATCGTACCATGTTTCTAAATACCCAGCCCCGCCATTACACCATGTCGACAACGTACCATTTGCAATTTCGATACCTGTAAAATTTTGCAATTGATTATCTAAAGCCCTTCGCACTCGAATGATGCTTGTGGTAGTGGAACTGATTTGGCGTAATGACCAACCTGCTAACAATCCCGTGGGGAAATCATCTAGTAAATATGTAGTAGGACCAACGCCGCCACTGGCACTAATCTCTAATTTGTTTGTGCCGCCGTTGTAACTAATGGATACGTTTGCCCCTGCTACCAAGAAAGAACGGATTGTGCTTTGAATCAGCGCAATAATATCGGTATTTGCATAATTAATTACCCGCCAATCCGTCCCAATCTTTTGCAAAATCACCCCTGATCCGCCAATGTTTAGCACAAGGGAACTGCTGCCCATGATTGTGCCGCTGGGCGGGGTCACGGTTAATGGATTCGCTCCAAATCCTGTAATACTGTTATTCCCGAAAGAGTCGAAAATCCAAACGATTCCGGTGGCGGGTAATGTGATAGCGAACGATCCGCCGCTGGTATTGCAAGGGATTCTGTCGTAATTAGAGGCTGTGTAATTACTGGTTTTGACGGACTGATTTACGAAAGATTCTACCCCTAGGTTTTGCCTAGCTAAGGCTGGGCTAGTCAGGTCTGCTAGGTTTTGCGAACGCTGTAACGCGCTATTAGCTAGGCTGCTAGTGGTTGGGGTTACATTCGTAAATGAAGGGACGGTACTGGTTAGAGTGCCTGAGCCAAAGTATTTGGGAAACCCTCTCCCTACCACCTCAGACATTTGATAAATAATGCATCTCACCTGAGTTTGCACTGCCCCAAAATCCGTAATCTGTTGACTGCTAAGGTAAGCAATTTCTGGAGCCGTTGCAGTTATCGTCCGCACTACCGACGCGCCATTAAGAATATCAATTTCATAGCGCTCTGCGAACTCGCTAAGCTTAGGCGCGGAACCCGCTGGGGGCGCGGCATCGTGGCGGTCGCGACGGTTCCACTTGATCGCGATGTCGCTACCGATTAAGTACGCAATGGGATTGATTACGGGGTAAGGTTCTAAATCTTTGTTCGTATAAGTGAAGCTGGTGGCGGTTACATCTTCGAGGGATTGCCCTGATGTAATCCCTTTGTAGAGATAGGTTTGGTTTAGATCGGCTAAGGTTCCACTGACCCGCTGCACCGTAGAGAGTAAATAGAATCTCTCATTAGCCTGATGCCCTGCAATTGCCCAATCAGTACCGCGCTGTCCCCTGACTAGGTTTCCCAATTGATAGGTTTTTACGTCGGTTAACGTGACGCTATTGGCGGATAGAATTTCATTCCCTAACAAGAATAAGCCTGTGGGTGCTGCCAATTCCCCTGATTCTAATTCAACGGTAATTGTGTTAGTGGTGTCGATGCCACTGCTAGACCATGATCCAAGGGTGTTTAGGGCAACTCCCATTGTGCTAGCTGAGGTAAATTGCTTGCTGAGGGAATAGTTTGCACCGCCATCAGTGGAATAGTAGACACTGCCTGATCGCCATTTGGGGACTGACCCCCGAGCGGCAATATACATTCCGTAATCTGTTTCTGTATCTTTGATAAACGGAATGTCTAATAAATAAAATACGGTATCCCCTTGAAATGTAATCGTGCTAGGGGCTGGCATAATTGGCGTGGCGACTGCCTCATACTTGCCATAATTCGCTAAATCACTATAGCGATAGGCTTCGCAATTTAGGAGTAAATTCGCCCCTATGTCAATTTTGGTTAAAACTAAATCTTCAATTCCAAAGCCAAAATCAATGCTGATTCTATCCCCTGACTGCAATCGCAAATATTTAAAAGCTAATGCAAAACGGTATGTATGACGGCGTATCCATACCAAATGAATCGCAATATTTACAGCAGTTTGCGCTTGCCATCCTTGCAAAACAATTGGTAATTGAGTGGTGTTTTTGTTCAGAATATTGGCTGTGACATACCGCCCATAGACCATATTCTCTTGATAATCCCGTTCTCTTGAGAAGTAGACTAATGCCACCTCATAGGGCAATGAAATGGTTTCAGCAATGGTATGGGTGTAATTGTTGGATCGCTCTCCATTAGCTTCATGGGCGGCTAAATCTTTAGTGTTAATAGTAACGGCGGATTCTCGCTCAGGGGGAAGGAATTTTAGTTTTAGCGAATCCAACAAATCGAAGTGATAGATACTCGCTAAATCTGCAATGCAATCCCGTGCGCTACGTTGGCTGGTCACTGCATAGCCCCATAGATTCCCTGTGACGCAATCAGTTTCTATTTCCGATTCTTGAATGCCCACAGATTTACAGAAATAGGTTAGAGCTTCGCTGAGTTGGGTTTCTTCTCTGACAAAATAGCCGTCTACAGGGTGTCGATACCCTGAGTTGATTACTTCCACCTTGACTCTTGGGAAGTTGCCACCAAAATCAAATAATTCCCCTGGATTATCAGTCAGGGGCAATCCTTCAAAAACTATGTATGCTATACCCCTAAACGCTGGGGTGCGGCTCACCCCTTCCTTGGATTGGATCAATGGATCGGGATTCTGAGTTGAGTTTCCGTTGTAAATGCGAACATAACGGCTAAATCTATTGGTGGCAGCCCGTGACGTTGACCCCGCTGGGTAGAAATACCATCGTCCGTTTTGCCATTCTGCAATCTCGTATTCGTGACCACTCCATAAACCTGTAGGTTTGCTGCCCACAGTAAATTTTGTTCCATTTGGGGGATTAGTGGGCGGGTTGTTTTGGCTGGGATAACCTATGGCGGGGTCAGCCGTCATATCATAAACAATGCGATCATTTAGCCAAATTCGACTGATGCCAACAATCGGACCCTTGCAAACCAGTACCGCAAAATCCCCATAATAGGAGTAGAGCGTTCCCTTTGCGCCCGTTCCCTTTCCAGATTTACGCTTAACCTCTCTTTTGGGTTGCGCCCAAAACATATTACAGCCCACCAAGCAATTCCCCACGATTTCAGGAATCATTTGCCCATAGGCTGATTTTGGTGCAGATAAGTCCATAATTCTCGGACCTTCTTTCGGGCTAAGCAATCCCAATAGTTGATTGGTGACAAGCCCCACCGCTAGGTTAAGCAAAATACTGGTCATAATCTAGCCTCTGTAATCAAAAATATGGGTAATCCGTTTTTGCCATAGGTCTGCGATCAGGCATTCCACCACAAACGGATGAGTCTGATAGGCGTGAATCATATAGATTGTGCCATCGGGTTTAATATCTGAAACTATGGCGCAATGCTGAGGCTCATCGCGAATCCGAAATATTAGCACTGAACCGATTTGCGGGTTGTTTCTATCGGCTTCGTCTAAGTATTCTTTCATTAATGGAACCATCAACCCATAGGGATGGCTGCCATACCCTACGACGCGGGGATCTATTTGGGGTAGATTTGCGGGTAAATATCCCAACTCAGCGCCCACACCTCGAATTAATCCAAGGCAATCAGAGCCAATATTTTTAACAGAAGCCTGGTGCAGATATGGTGTGCCTAGCCAAGTTCGGGCGGTTTCCACAATTCCAGTACGGTTTATCATTGCCCTTGAACTCCATTGAAATAGAAATCAGTACCTGGTACAAATGGCTCACCGCCAAAATTGACCACGTTGTTGAATTTGCTGTAACAGGTGTCTAATTCTTTGTTGCAGCCTGCTGTCGCGTTGAATGTATTCCCAGCCGACAATGGCACAAAAGGCGATTCGTAAAGTTCAAAAATATTGCGGTAAACCGCTGGGAAAACTCCATTGTCGTACAGAACTTCCGTAAACAATCCGACGGCTAAAGTTGTGCCAATATTTGCCCCTGAGGTTAGGGTGATCGTGCCATTGGCATAATAGCCGGTGGGTCGTTGAATCGTAGTAGACACGGTAATCCGCCGCCCTTGCACCGCAAAAACTGTGTAACTATCCGTAAAAGCTCCAAGGTTTACGCCACATTTGGCATCCCCTAGATTATTGCGACAGTTCCGAGATGTCAGATCGCCGATCTTCTGATTCAGGTAATAACCCCGTCCGGTCACATCAGCCGTAAAACCAATGTTATTCTTTTCGAGTTTCCCGATTCTGCCATTTCCTAGCACTGGCAAAAAATTATAAGGCTCTGTACTGAGGGAATCAGGCGGATCTGTCCAGTCAATTATAAAAATACTGATTCTGGCATCGTCATATTTGCAGTTTACAATATCCATCTCATCGATATGGTCAATGGATAACACCCCGTTTAGGGTCAAATTGTCTGCTGATAAATTGTTAGTAGCACTGAAATTAGTCGAATTAAAACTAACCTCTGGAATGTAAGTAATTCCATCAATAATGATCGGCTTGTCATGGTCGGTAAAACTTAAAACTGTGCCATCTTTCCTAGTGATTAAATAGCAGCGGCATAGGGTAGATGCCTCACTGGTTAAATTGGCGATAAAACTAGGGCTAATATTAAGCAATGCGTACCTCTTTCAAGCTTAAATTATTGAGTAAAAACAAGCCGTCTTTGCTATTGGGCATGAATACTTCTAGCCTATTGGTAATAGTATCCTCGACAAATTCAACGGGCTTATCAAATTCACAACTAGCAGTGACGATCGCCCCATTGGCGGGAGCAGTCCCTAGGGTAATTATGCCAGTGTTTAAATTCACAGTAAATGAATTAGTTTCAATTCCATTAAGATAAATTCTAACTGTATCTGCCACAATTTTTCTTAAAGGATATATATAATTGCCATAAACTTTGATTAGCTGAAACTGGGTAATTGCCCCTGTTCCTATGCCAATATTTTCCTGTTCAATCTTGTAATCTAACCAGTCCCGAAACCGAAAAGCACTCCCTAATCGCTTCATCCGATTGTAAAAATCATTGATGTAAATTAACTCATCGATCAGGTTGGATCTGTCCCCTAATTGCCATTGTTGCAAGCCGTTGGCACAGCATAGCCACCGCTGTTCTGAGCCGTTCCCTTGCTGTAGAGAATTGATTTTAAAAGTTAACGTGCTAGTCGTACCAGAGACTATGCCAATGTTTAATCTTTCTTCTGTGAAAATCATATATGCGTTGACCTTGCCATTACAAGACTAACTGTGATTTCGGTGCAATAAGCTTGGCTGACTAATGGCTTCCAATTATCGATAATCGTTCCATCTAGTTCAATTACCCTTAAAAGATACGCTTTAATTATCCCAGGGGCAATATATTGGTAATCCAACACTTCCACTGAAGCAGCATTTTCAAAGCTGTAATTTCCAATCCCTGGAACAATGAAAATTCTGTAAGGAGCGCCCCAATAATCTTGTGCCCCCCCTGGGGGTAAGGTCACATACTCTTCCAAACACTTTCTCAGCGGATACGCGACTTCGCAAGCCCCGCGATTTGCGAACGTCCCGTTAGTCGCGGGTACGCATTGCCCATAGCGCGAATTGTCGAGATTCCATCGCTGGGGATTGGTGCAACTATAGGAATAATCGATATTGTAAACGGGTGTTGATGAGGGTGTGATTTCGATTAAATCTAGGGAGTCTATGGTAACTGCAAATTCGTTATTGTCGAAACTCATCGCTTCGTAACGATAGCGAAAATCACTATTAAACCGTACCGGAATATCAAACTCAAACTTAGCTGTGATCGGCTGCCCCGCCCCTACGCTGAGGGTGTCTGTGGTGATAATGCCTGTAGTTAAGTCGATTGTAGAAGTTGGTGGATTGTTGGCGGGTATCCAATTGGAATCCCCAAGCTTATAAAACACCGTGCCTGACACGGGCTTAGTAACAATCTTCTCGTCAGTCCTGAGTTGGATTTGTTGCGGTCCGCCCGTAGTAGTGCCAACAAGCTGGGATTCTCGATAGAAGTCTGACCAGTTTTTATAACGGAATCCTTGGATTTGCCCTCTGCGAGATAAGTAGAAATCTTTTAAATAGAGAAAGTCCTCTTTGAATAATTGCCTACCGCCTAAAGTCCCTTTCCATCGGGCATTATCCCAGTTTTGGGTTAGATGTACAAAGCCGTTATCTTGCTCTATGCGAGTGGTTGCCCATTGATTCCCCCCAGTGGTATCGCTAATTAATGGGGCGAAATTAGAGCTTCTGAAATCGCGAGGCGCTCTTCGGTAAATGGTACGATTGACATGATACATTTTTAGGACGCAATTTTAGGACGGAATTATGAGTTTGACCCAACAGATTGTTGAGGATATTATCGCACAAATCAGCCTGATTAATGGGGCTGATCCTTGGTTGACCGCCATTGGGCAGAATGTCTTTTGGGAACGTGCCCAATATATAGAATACGATCAGAATTGCACAATTATTTCTACTGAAAAGGAAATCACTTCCATTAATTTAGCTTTTGAGCATCGATTACAGCTAACTGTGGAGTGTTATATTTTTGGGCTAGATGAGATGGCTCAAAATAAGATGGCGATTGGTGCGATGGGTGCAGCGGTGGAGACTGATTTACTAAGAGCTATTGGTGGGATGCGTAGTGCAGCGGCTCATATCGCTTCGGTTTCAGCGGTTGCGCCCCTTGAGGTAGAAGTCGCTGGGAAGGTGGCGATCAAGGTGGCTGTGATATTTGTGATTACCTATCGTACCAACCGCTGGGAGAACTAGTAAAACGGCTTAGCAAAACAATAAAGAGAACAAACCCGTTTGGTATTTTGTAGGGGACGAAAATATCAAACAATCGTATGGCATACCAACAGTCTTACTATTCGGGTCAAGGGAAGTTAATCCTGTATACCAAGGATGCTACCACTGGCTTGCCTTCAGGTGGCGGTCTTTGGTTGGGTAACGTTCCCAAAATGACGGTAAACATGACCGTTCAAGCAAAGGATCACAACGAATCTTTCACGGGTCAATCCTTGACTGATGCCCGTTTTGAAACTCAAACCTCTGGTAAGTTGATGCTTACTTTGGAAGAGTTCAATAAAGAGAATTTAGAGTTCGCCTTTTACGGTACTTCTCTCTCTACCACTGGCGCAACGGTCACTAATGAAGCTGTGACAAGCCGATTAGGGAAGTCTGTTTCCCTCAACAATATCAACATTACCGCGTTTACTTCGCTGGTGATTCCAGGCGGTTCGCCCACCACTTTGGTTACCCCTGGGGACTATACGATCAACCTTGATACGGGCTTGATCACCTTTGCTGATACCCCCACCACCGTCGGACTGACTGATGGATTAACCTTACAGGCTAACTATACTTTTGGAACCTATTCGCGCACGTTCACCTATTCCAAGGCTAACGCTTCTTATTGGCTCCAATTCCACGGCTTGAACCGCGTCTATTCTCAGGGTGGGCGCTATCAGCCTGTACTGATTAACGTTCCCTCAGTGCGTTTTACCCCGCCTCAATCCCGTGACTACATCGGTGAAGACTATTCCAAGATGGATATTGAAGGTCTCATCATGTACGAGCAACGGGCGACGGTATTGGCTACTTCCAATCAATACTATATTGCGGGTGGTTTCTTTGGCGAGAGAACTACGGTACGGGCGTAATTGGCTCTTTTAGTTGGCTCCTAATTATGGACAATAACGGATTTCGGCATCTTTCAGCGCAAATACAGGGGATGGCTCGATCCGCCGTCCTCGCCGCCGCTGATGAAATGAAATCGGAAATGAAACAGCAATTACGGAGCAGCTTTAAGAGTAGGGGTAGGGATTCTAAAGGGTTCTTTCATGCAGTGTCGGTACGTCCTAAAGCGAATCCCACTGAAAAAGAATCCCTCTCTCCCATTTACGATCCTAATTTGCCGCCTGTGGCTTATGTGTACATGGGGCTAAAGTTTATGGTGGCGTTTGAGTTCGCCTTGACCATCACCCCCCGCAATGCCGCACGGTTGTTAGTTCGACTGCCATCGGCTCAAAAATTAGGATTCCCAAAGCCAGGGGATAAACGATGGAAGTCATGGTATCCCCAAAACAAAAAGTACTTGGTTCTACTCAAGAGCGGTAGCAAGTCTGTACTGGCATGGCAGCCCAAAAAAGATCAGGCTCCTATTCCCGTATATGTGTTTTTAAGGGCGGTTAAAATGCCCAAAAAACTGCGATTCTTTGACGCTGCCCAGCGGATTGGATCGAAGTTAGATGTAACTCTAGGCGAAATGTTCGATAAATCCAAGGAATAATTTATGAGTACTGCAATCAATCCTGAAATTAGAGAAAAGTTGAGATTTTTAGAATGGCATCAATTGCCTGAGGTTGTGGAGTTTGTGCAGACATTCCTAAGCCAGTTTTCTGGGGATGCTGTATGGGTCAGTTTGGCGGTGAAATTCTTTGACGGCTTGGAACAGTTGGAACCATTGTTGCAGATGGCAACTTACAACAAAGAACCTGATTGGATTGAGAATCTATCCGCCGATGAATTTCTGGAATGGATTGCCTCAGCCGCTCTATTCAATTTCGATCTTATTGCCGAAAGTCTCTCACCCCTTGACGATATTTTGCGGCTAGACTTGGCTGATTTAGATGTGTTGACCCCAACCAAAGAGTTCTCTCTTGACGGTGAAGAAATCTATACTTTGACCCCGTTGGCATTTCTCAAGGAAATTAAGAAGGTCACTAAATTCATCGAGGTGGCGTTAAGCCCCTTGCTCACAATTCGCGCTAAGTCTGAAGGGCAGTATCTGACTTGGTTGGCAGCGGTGAGCCGTCTAGATGGCGATTTTCGAGAGAATGCAGAATGGCTTATCAAGGCAACCATCAAGCGCTCTGATATTGATTTTGGGCAATGGGCACTATCAGATTTCTTTGCTTTATTAGCGGAATGCATGTTGGTTAACTATCGTTTTTTCGGGAAGTCCTGCGGGATGACTTTCGCCCGATTAATGCCCCAAGACAACTCGCCGTCAACGATTGGGGTTGCAGAATCCAACGGCTCATTAGCAGCGGTCACAGATTCGATCAAGTGATGGAGTATTCTCTAGACCAGATCGATCTGTTCTATAAATCAATTCTAGAAATAGAAAACTACGACCGCGCTATTAGATTGCAAGACATTGCATTGGCTACTAGCGCGGGTTTTAATGGCGGTAAAGCCGCTGAAGCCCTCAACGAATTAGTTCAGAAACTCATGGAGTAAGTCATGGCAGATCGGCAGCTTAACGTAAAATTCTCTGTTTCTGGTGTACCTGAAGCCATAGGAGCAATTAACCAAGCTGCCGAAACTTACGAAGCGGCGATGAAGTCCACTGAAACCGCCGCCCAAACCGCGACCGCCGCGCAGGAAGCGAGTGCGGCGAAGCGGATGCAAGCGGCACAGCAGGCGGTGGCATCGCTAACAGATATTCAGCGCTCTTACAAGTCCCTAGGGTTAAAGAGCGATTCCCAAATTGCAGAGGAAAAGCGCAAAGCGGTACAGGCTTATGAAGCGATTAAAGCCTCTGGTGTTGCCAGTGCCGAAGAAATCGGACGCGCCTATGATGCCCTAGAACGCAAATTAGAGCGCCTATCGCGAACCACCGCGAAGCCTCGCACCGTCGCGATTACAGCGGATAACGCGGGTGTCGCGGGTAGCGCGGGGCAGAATATTGTTGTTAGAACAGAAGCGGCTAAGCGCGGGGCTGGGGAGTGCGATCCGTGTAAGTCGTTAGACAAATTGAATGCCAGTTTAGTAAGTGCGATTCGTCATCAAGAATCTACGCTTAATGCTACGCTGAAAAGTATTAATAGTGAGAATCAGAAATTAGCGAAGGATCTGGGAAGTAGTATTGATCGGCTGCCAACAGGGATTAGAGGCGGTCTATTCGAGAATCTGCTTAAAGGAATTGGCAATATCGCTATTGCGCCTATTAAACTGGCTTTGTCAGGGGCGTTTTTTGGGGTTGGGGAACAGTTATCAAAAGATTTATCCATTGGACTATCTAAATCCATTGAGATTGCCGCTGGGCGTTCCATTGGTTCGATGGATTTGTTGGGGCAAGCTTTAGGGACTAAAATCTCAGAATCTGTAACGGCGGCAATTCGTGCGTCAATTCCCGATCCTGCTAAGGTTTCGGATAAGTTGCAAGAGTTCGTAGGAAAAGAATCTGCTGTAGCGGCATCGGCGCAACGGCGGGGGGCGGTGAGGCAGCAAGGTGAGGCTGAAAGGCGTGGCGGAACAGAACAGCTAGTTTATGAATATCGACAACAATTTGCTCAGCAAGAAAAAGACAACATTGAAAAGCAGCAATTAATTGAACGGGCTGTACAACGCAAAAAGGACTTAGGTGCTTCTGTTGCCGCACAAAAAGAATTTGAAGCTAATGCAGAGGTTGTCAAAACTTATGCTGAATACCGTAAAACTGTTACCACAGCCCAAGAGGGATTAGAAAAAGGGACTCAATTAACTGACGCTACTGAAATCGCCACTCAATTAAAGGCGAAAAAACGGGCTGAGTACGCCCCTTTTCAAGAAAGGATTAAAGCTGAAAGAGCCAAAATTGCTTCTGGAACGCTAACTGACGACGAAAAACAGGCATCTTTAAATGAAATCCAGTCTCTTAAAGAGTTTATTGGGTTGACTGCTGGGGATACTCCCAAACAGTTTAAGGCTGTGGCTGGTTGGGATAGAGAATCTAAAAAACAAAAAGAAGATATTGCAGAGCAAATAGAATCAAACCGCTTAAGAATTGCCAGCTTAAAGCCAAAAGTCGATCCAGATCGCGGAACAGGACTGTATTCAAAAGCGGAACGCAAAAAATTTGGCGAAGAGGTGCTTAGACTAGAAGCTGAGAATGAAAAGCTAAAACAGTTTCAGCCATCCCAAAATATTTTCACCCCTGAACAAGTTGCGGAAGCTTCTAAATATAACTACGAGCAACTTCTAAAACAAGCGGAACAAAGTCGCCCCACCCTTGAACCCGCGGCGCAAAAACGACTCATCCCTAAAGAGCAAGCCTTGGAGGTTGTTCAAGGGGATAGGCGAAAAGAGTCTGCGAAAATGTCTCGGCAGATTTCTAAGCTTCAATTCCAAAGACAAAAACTTGAACAGGAAATTAAAAATGTAGATTTACCTGAGGTCACTGCGTCCGAAGAAGACAAAAACAAATATAAGCAAATCCGTTCTGAGGCAATTGCAAAACTTGACGAAAAGATAGCGCAAGTAGATCAAAAAAGATCCACTTTGCAGGAATTGATCGCAACCAGTTCCGCTGATTTAATTACAGAAGATCAACAGATTGAAGCTAGTTTTACTTTTTATCAAAGGAAAGCAATTGCAGAACAGCGCAAGCAAACTCAGGCTGAACAACAAGATATTGAGGAATCCCAAAAGTTTGAAGAAATAAAGGCGAGATCTGAAGGGTTCGCTCGAACAAAGCAAGAAATCAAGCTTTTACTTCCCAAACCGATGGAGTTTGCGGAAAGCCCTGAAAAATTGACCGAAAATATTAAAGCCACCTCTGCGGCTTTATCCGATGCAAGTCAAAGAAGAGAAACTGCTAAAGAGTCTTATCAGGTAGCATCAAGTGATTTGCAGTCATTGGAAAGATATGCAACGCTCCGCAAAAAAACACCTGACAATCAAGAAGATGTGCAGGATTTACAAGGGCAAATTCAAAAACAAAGACAATCTATCCAAGGGAAATTACTCTCTCCGCAAGAGGCTGTATCACAGCTTAAACGTGATTTATTAGTTGCTTCTGAAAATGTCAAGGCAAAAGGAAGAAAAGCGCAAGCAAGCGGCGATACCGAAAAAGCGCAAGAATTTGTAAAGCAGTATGGAGCCTATCAGCAGTCAATTAGAACACTGTCCCCAGAAACAATTACTGAAGAGCAAATATTATCCGCTTCTATCAGCAGGGCTAAAGCTACTAAGTCTCAAGCGATCGATCAATTCGCAGTAGCCGATAAGGATAAACAAAAAGCTTTAGCCGATGCCCAAAGGCTTCAAGCGCAAGCCGAAAATGAAGCTAAATACCCTAAAGTTTATAGGGAAATGGTGGGACAGGTTGTTGAGCTTGCTAACAAGGAAAGAACCGCCAGAGGCTTGGCTCCTATCGCCCCTAAAATGTCTGACATGCCTAAACTTACGGCGGATCAGGCGAGAGGCTTAGGAGGTTCTTATTCCCCAGCAGAAAATACAATTGCTTTGCATCCGTCTGTTATTAAAGAAATTACAGGGGCGCAAAAGCCAGAAGATTTATTAGGCGTAATTTCTAACGTAGTTGGACACGAATTAAATCACTGGCTTCAAGTTGAGGCGGGTGATGTTGGCGCAATTGCAAGAGATCTCCAAGGCGAACTTTCTTCTAAGCATCAATATATAATGCCTACGGAAGAGCAGCTTAGTTCGCCTATCACCCCTTCAAAATCGCAAACGATTAAGGAAGGTATTGAAGCCTCTACGAGTCCACATAATTTTGTGGCAGCGGCTCGAATGAAAGTCAAAGAAGCAGACGCTTATTTGTTTGGACAGAAATTTGAGCAATATGTTCAACGGAATAACGAAGCCGCACAGCCTCAACCCACCCCAGCGAGAATCCCTTTAAGCCTTCCCAAATTACCAGAATTTGAGCTTGTAGTAGCGCAAGGCGCGAAACCCGCGAAGCAGGCGGAATCGGCAAAAGCGGAACTCGCGCCACCCGCGATTGTGACCGCGATGGAAAACGCAAAAGCTGCTGAGGGCGCGAAAGCCGCGGATTTGGCAGCGGTTGAAGAAGTTGCAAAGCCAGTACAGAAATTACAGAAAGATGTAAGTGCTAGTGGAGTATTAAAAGCAAGGGAATTTGTCCAGAAACAACAGGCTAAATTCCAATCGCTGATCGAGCAAGGGGATAGAGACGCTGCCATTGCTCTCGGAAAAAGAGAACTAGGCAGGCTTCAGACCGTTAATGATGAAATGAAGCGGATTAGGGACCAGACGGCTGACCCTAAAACCAAAGGAGTCATCACGGACTATATGTCCGACATAGGAAAAGCTAAAGCGGCTTTTGAAAAGAAGGTTCCAGCCCTAGAGAAAGGTGGTCAAGCCCTAGAAATGGGACGGGCTGCTGTTGCCACTGGCAGAAAAGATATAGATGCTGTTTACAATATTGCGGCTAATACGGGTTCAATCAAAAGCTTGATTGAACTTAGGGACGCTTATAAAAAGATTGTCCAAGATATAAGCAAAGATCCTATCGCCTCTAAAACAAAAGAAGCAAAAGACATCACTGCGACTTTAAACAAGTTGAAAGAGGCTGTTAATAAAGATATTGCGTCAATCGCTAAAGAGTTAAACGTCACTCTTAAAACGGCGGTATCTGACCCTAAAGAAGCCTTAGCCATCGTCTTAGAAAAAACTAAATCAGAAAGTAAAAAGGTTGCCGCCAAAATCTTGACCGATTCCGCAGCCGCCACTGGGAACGTATTAGCCCAAATTGGTGACGCGGTAGTTCATGGGGTAAAATCTCTAGGGCAATCGGCGTTGCAAGGGGCATCAGGGGCACTCCCAGCGGTCAAGGGTGGTTACAAAGCATTAGAAGCTGTTGAAGATGTTGCTCTATCTGTTTTGCCTGGGGGGAAACAGGCTAAGGCAATTTTACCCGCTGTAGCAGGCATGACGGCGGCTCATCATTTACCTGGGGTATCGCAAATTGTCGATCACGTCATTTCGCAATTAACCCATTTAGGCGGCGGTCTATCAGGGATTGGCGCAGAGCATATCACCGCTGCCATTACTGCCCAAATCCAACAGATGCTGCCCTCATTTATGGCGGGTCCGGTTATCCAAGGGATTCAATCTCATTTACCTCAAGTCCTAACGGGCGCGGGTACAGCGGCGGCTGGCGGCTTAGCGAATCTCGCCGCTGGTCAGGCTATCGCGGGAACCGCACAGGCAGCGATTAAGGGGACAGCGGCGGGTGCGGGCAAGTTATTAGAAGGTGCGGCGCAAGGTGGCGTTAAAGCGTTGCCTGCGGCTCAAACTCAGGCATTGCCACCATCTTCAAAGCCTCTCAAATCTGCAAATGAACCTGATGATTTATCAGAACTTGGCACAATGCACGCGGTAATTCCTTCGCCAATGGAATTACTCGAATCTACCTATACAGATAAAACCCTAGGGCAAAGATTAGAACCGATTAAGCAAGCGGTCAAGAATGCGATTGAATTTGTTCAATCAGAAACCCCTCATCAAGCTGTCGCAAAAGTAGCGAGATTAGCGGCTAGCGCCCCTGTGGATCAAGCTTTTGAAATGGTTATGCCTGCGGCGGTTGGCATTGCGGGGGGATTCCCTGCGGCTTTTGATGCTGCTCACCCTGCTGTAACCCTAGGGCAGCAAGCTGTAAGTATGCTTGATTCCACTGGGGATATGGCTACGGATAACAGCAATACAAAAATTACGAACATGGCAATTGAAGCGAAAAAGCGGATCGTAAATCCGGCTTTAATTCAATTTGCCACCCATTTGGAATCCGTGGACGAACGAAACAGGGCTAATCCAGAAGGGTCAACATCTCTTCATACCGCCATTGATCCTGAGTTCGTAAAAGGGCAGTTATCCGGTGCGATGGCGAACGTGTCAGGGGCGGTACAAAACGCTGCCTCAGCCGTATTGCCTACTATTGACAACATTTCAGAACAGATTGGCGAATTGGTTCAGCAAATGTTAGAACCGATCCTTAAAGGGCATCAAACCTTACAGGATATGCTCTCTCAAGTGCAAGCAATTTCTGGAACCGAAAACACAGATTTGTTAGCAGAAGAGTATGCAAAAGCTGTTAAAGCGGTTTATTTTGACCCATTGCAATCTGGCAACATTGAAAATGAGCAGGCAATAGGAAATCTACTTCCTTCCCAAGAATTAAAGCCTATCCCAGCGACAGAAGCGGGTATTCCAGGCTCTGAAATGTATGCATTTCTAGACCCATTATCGGGAATGTCTGATGAATTGGCAAATTTTATCACCAAGGTAACAATCGCCCTGGAAAAAATGGGTGTAGATCCCAGCAAAATTCAAGGGCTGACTAAATCTAAGTTTGCGGTTGAATCAGAAGAAACAGAACAGGCTTTGCAAGGGCTGTATAGCGAAGCTGGGATTAAGCCACCATCCGCCAAAAGTCAAGCTGATGAAATGTCACGGCTTAACCAAGAGGTGGATCGGTTAAAACTGGAAGTTAAAGCCTCTCAAATTGAATCCACCATTTCTGATGCAGAGATGGAAAACGTCAAAGAGATTCACAAAGCCGTTAATCCTGAGATAGTTCAATCCGCTTCTAGGGAAGCAAGCATAGGGGCTGAGGCAGCATTATTAAGGGCGAAAAATTCATCAGATCGGGTTTTCGATGTGATGGACGAGATGGAAAAGGATGCCGCCAAGCCCATGCAAACGCCGTTAGAGAGGGCTGTCGAGAAAGGCAGAAAAGCGCTTTTAGGGGATTTTGCTTATCCATCCGCACCAGGGGAAGATACTGCGGAACGGATTATCAAGAAAACAGATGCTGGTGATAGAGGTGGGCTAATTGGAAGATTGGCGGAAGCGACACGGGAAAACCTCGAAAAAGCCGCCCCACATATTGAAAAGTTTAAAAACAGGTTCAGCTCTGCTTTTGAATTTGTTAAATCCCAAGCCGCCACTTTCTTGGTTCAGTTCGCCACAGGCATGGGGCTGATCATGGCGGCGCAACAGCTTGGCAACCTCCAAAGAGAATTATTCAACACATCCGCACGGTTTGAGCAATTCACCCGCGTCATTGTCACCAATAGCAAAGATGCCGCCTCTGGAATCGAAAACCTTAAATTTATTCGTTCTGAAGTTAGCCGATTAGGGCTTGATTTAGAGAGCGCAACTTCTCAATATGCTTCTATGTTAGGAGCGTTTAAGGGAACTACCCTAGAAGGCGGTGCGGCTAACAATATCTTTTCAGCGGTAGCCCAGGCGGGTGCGGTACAAGGCTTAGACCCACAGGCTCAGCAAAGAGCGTTTACCGCTATCACCCAGATGGCAAGTAAGCAAAAGGTATCCGCAGAAGAATTGAGAGGGCAATTAGGAGAATCTCTCCCAATGGCAATGGGAACTTTTGCCCGTTCCCAGGGGGTAAGCACTGCCCAACTCGATAAAATGCTCCAAAATGGAGAGTTAGGCTTAGACGCGATCACGAAATTCGCGGCACAGCTAAAAGCGGAAACCAGCGGCGGGGTCGCGGGTGCAGCGGATACGGCGGCAGGCGCGATGAATCGCTTTAATAACGCGGTTACAGAAGCGAAGCTTAAATTAAATGAGCCGTTATTCAGCGCTCAAAAAGCTGGTCTAAATATTGCGGCGGGTGCGATCAACGCATTCTCTGGATTACTTCCAGTTCTCATTGGGCTTCTGAAAGGCGCGACCTTCGCGGTGGGCGCGTTAGCGGTAATGGCGGGTAGTCGCTTAGTTTCCGCGCTAGTCGCTGCTGCTGTGCAATTCGGAATTAGCGGCATCGCGGCTAAGGTGTTCAGTGTCGCAATGACCGATATTGGGAAAGCGGTTTTGCGGGTCACGGCTCAGGTGGCATTAGGGTCGGCGGCTTTTGAGGTTTGGTCAAGTGTTTATAAAAATAATTTTACGAACTTTGCCGAAGACCTTAAGAAAACCGTTGATTCCGCTGTCAGTGATTTGACACGATTACAGAATAAGGTTTACGAAACCAATCAGGCTAAATTAGTTTCTTCTCAGGGGTTGCGTGGTGCTTACGATGAATCCAAAGGAGACTGGGTTGGCAAGCTGCTAGAACAGCCTAGGCAAGCTAATGAGTTTTTGCAAAGCAAATTACCTCAGAATGAAATTGTGAAGGCGATCGCCACACCGTTTACAGCATTCTTAGGACTGACTGCATTCCCATTAATACCCAAAGGACGCGATCCTTTAGCTGATAAACAGCGGCAAGATGTCATTGACCAGAGTTACCGAGCTAGGGAATTGGCGGAGGCATTTTTGTTAATGCAAAGCCAATTAAATCAGCCAGAAAAACCTATAAGGATTGAACTGCCTAAAGAGCTTGGCTTTTTGCAGCAGAACGCGCCAAAGAAAGGATACAAAGAGGTTCTAGAGTCTGTAGATTATGGCACTTATGTATTAAAGGAAACCGTCCGCAAGCCTGTTGACAGACCAACATTCAACCCCCAAATTGCTAAAACGATAGAAACGGCTTACGACGCAATTTATAAACAGCTATCTCCAAATGGAGAACCAGTCGTTTTAAATCAATTGCAATCAAGAAAGCCTAACGTTGCGAATCTCACCAAAGAGATCGACGCGATGAATATCTCTATCGAGTTGATGCAGGCAAAACGGAATAACCTGACCTCAGCCGAAAGAGAACAGATTGACGCTTTGGATAAACAGATCGCTGCCACAATGGAAGAGAAGCGAATCAAAGAAGAAACCATTGCTGATACCGTTACCCTCTATAACAACCTGATCGCCGCCACCAAAAAGGCTAATGCTGACCTACTCCCATATATCAACGAAAACACGGAAACAGGTAACCGCGCCCGAACTGCTTACCAGCAAAACATCAAAGTTATTGCACAGCTTCAAACCGAATTAGACCGCACTAATAAAACCATCCGTGAAACCCCTGGACTATTCGCCAAATTGAAAGAGACATTTAACCTGATGTCTCAATCCATGCAACAGCTTAATTATGCCTTAGAGCGTAATATTCAGTTGCAAGAGATGCAGCTTAGTCAGGCAGAATTAGAGCGCACTGGCAACGCACCCGCTGGTTCCGCTGGGGGGTATTTGGGAACTGGCAATGAGCCATTGGCTAAGAGTGGCATGGTTTCCGGTGGTATTCCCTTGGGTAAGTACGATGAAAATCTGGCTAATATTAGGGGTGAAGGATTTGGGGTGCAACGTCCTACCCATATCCATTCTGGAATTGATTACGCAATCAAGGAAGGCGCTCCATTGTCTATTACCAGAAATGGAGTCGTTACCTTTGTAGGTGAGAGGGGCGGCTATGGCAATGTTGTAGAAGTTGAAGTAGAAAAAGGTGTAGTGCTTTTCTTTGCCCATTTACGGGATATGTTGGTCAAGAAAGGCGATCAATTAGTGGCGGGTCAAGCCCTGGGAACCGTTGGCAGCACAGGCAACTCAACAGGTCCTCATTTGCACCTTGAACTCTATGTTAACGATCAAAAAGTTGATCCTGATTCCAGGGCGGATCTAAGAGACGCTATCAGAGTCGGTGGCACAATAGGAGCCGCCCCAACCGTCAAACCCTCAGCGAGTTTAGCGCAAACGCGGGGCGCGGGTGCATCGCTATTACGCCAAGTCGGGCCCGTCGCACAACTCACGATCCCGCCAACCGAATTAGCGCAACTCGCGGCGCTAGCGGTTGCCGAAGCGCCTTCGCGTCAAGGTCGCGTTGATGTCGCACAAACCGTGTTCAATCGCATTAACGCGACTAGGGCGGGTTTGTTCCCATTTGGGCAGAATATTACAGAAACCGCTTTTCAGGATAAGCAGTTTGCCCCATATTTTGGAATCGATCCTAAGACAATTAGAGACCGTCAAACCGCAATTGATTTTCTGGTCAGTCAGCGCAAAATCCCTCGAAAAGATGCAGAGGCGGCTTATGAGCAATTCATCAAGGATTTAAATAATCCTGAAATGAGAGAAAACTCTAGGCAGTTTTTGAGGGGCAGAATCTCATTTAAGGGTGTAGAAGAAATTGCGAATCGGGTGGCAACAGGAAAGGGACCCGCTGATTACGATACCTACGATCCACAGAGAGCCTCAAACGAAAACTACTTCCATATTGTAAGAGAGGAAAATCAAACCCCTGAGGCTCTAACCAAAATCTTTCAGATGCCTACGCCTTATGCTGTTAGGGCGCAGGCTCCTAATCGCACCCCAGCGCAATTTACGGCTGAGCAAACCCGTCAATTGCAGTCACAGCAGGCAGAGCTAGCGCTTCGAGAGGCGGCACTTCGTCAGGCTCAGGGTGAATTGGCGACGGCGTTGGGACGGCTTAATAGCAATCCCGCTGCATTGCAATTATTGCGTAGTAATACTGTTGCTAATCGAGGGCTTGAACAGTTGCGAAGTGCTGACAGCAAAAAACCTGTTACTGCCACCGAACTCGCTGGGGTAGATCCTAAGGTCTTGAGAGAGTTCGCTTCTCAGGCGGGTTCTACCAGCCCACAACTTGTTAATGTTTTAAATGCCGCTGCTGAGGCAAGTCAGGCTCAAGCAACCATTGAACAGTCTACTAAGCGGATTCTTGATTTACAGACAAGTATTAATACTCAGCGGCAAAATATTAATAATGCCAACCAACAGGCTATTAGGGATGGAGCGGCGCAAGTTGACTCGATCCAAAGAGCAAATGCAGAATATGTGAAACAGCAGGAAATCTTAGCCAAAATCGCAAAACTCAGAGACCAGCGGCTTGCACAGATTTCTCAATTTGAACAGACCAGAGATACTATTACTCAGCAACAGGCGATCCGGCAATTTGACCTGAGACAGGCAGCGGCTCCAAGCTTGCAAAATCCCGAATTGACCGCTATCGAGAAAGAACGGAACAGCCAAGTGGCAACCTATCGCACAGAATTGGCAAATCTCTACAGGGAACTGGTCACAGCACGGCGCGAAATTGCAGCGGAATTGGCAGAATATACTGAAGCCAAGCGCAAAATTGAGGCTGATTTTAATAACAAAGAGGCGGATCTAAGGAACAAAATCAGGGCTACAGAAGAGGATCTACGACTTGCTACCAGTGCTAGCGATGCAAATAAAATCGTCACACTAAGAACTCAATTGACCGCACAGCAGGCGGAATTAAAAGCGGCACAGGATACCCGCACGGCTGATTTACAGCGGCTTCAGGCAACCAGTCCCATAGCATTTGGGGCAAACGGACAGCCCGTTAGAATCAATGAAATCCAATCACGAATTAATGAAACAAGGCAGCGACAAGAGGATGAAGCTAAGCTATTAAAATCCCGTGAAACAGCGGTGAGACAGCAAGAGCGGCAAAGAGAACTTAAGGCAACTCAAGAGGTGACCTCATCGAGGGGCGAACTGATCGAATTGCAAGCGGCTCGATTGGAGAAGCAGGGCGGTATTTTTAACGCCGCTTCGTTCCGTCGTGAGGCTGGTAGAGCCAAGATTATCGCTGATACCAATGTTCAGTTAGAGCGCTATAACTTCTTACTGTCTGGAACGCCCGCCGCTATGCAAGCATTGGCACAAGAGGGTAAGACGGTGGCGCAAATCCAAACCCTGAGGGAAATCTTACTCAAGACTCAAGAGATTAAATTAGACAATTTGCGGAAAGAGTTTAAGGATTTAGGGGAAACCGTTTTAGAGGTTGCTGATAAATCCTTTGGAACCTTGGTTGATGATATTTTCACGGGAACGAAATCCATTGGTGATGCCTTTGCCGATCTCGCTAAATCCATCCTGAAAAGCTGGGCACAGATAGCGGCACAAGGTTTCTTTACAGATCTAAAGCAATTGCTGGGATTGGGCGGGTCTACTAACAACGGCTTCGGGTCCATGCTAGGCAGTCAGCAGCCGTCATTAATGGGTGCGGGCATCAGTGGATTTGGCTTTAACCTAGGCAGCCTCTTTGGTCAATCCCCCGTCAGTCCCATGACCGCCCCCGCTATTAATTTTGGTTCTATGTTCCAACCTCAGGCACAGCCATCTATGGTGTCTAGCATTGCCGATCTAGGGGTTAAGTCAGGGTTTAGCCTTGCTGGTCTATTTGGATTTTCTGAAGGTGGCTACACCGGCGACGGCGCGAAGCACGAAGTCGCGGGTATCGTGCATCGCGGTGAGTACGTCGTACCAGCGGATCGCGTGACGCGCCTAGGCTTAGGGCTGCTGTCCGATCTCACCGCGTCTACGCCAATCGCGGTTGCCCCGCGTGATTACGCGACCGCCGCTGATAGTCGCGAGGGTCGCGCTACGGTGGTTAACGTGAGCAATAGCTACAATATCCCTAATAGCGATACGCTTCGCAAATCGTCGCAACAAATCGCGTTAGAGCAAGCTGAGGCAACTAGACGGGCTGATCGGTTTAGGTAATCAGCAAAACGCCCGTTACCTTTGATGGTTTGACGGGCGTTTTATCGTTTGCTGTTTGCTGGACTAAATTAGTGTAATTACCTCATTAACCGTGTTGTCGTCAGCTTGGATTCTGTTTAACAATTCCATCTGCCACTGTAAAAATGCCTTCATGATTTCTTGTGAAGTCCACTGCTGAAGCGGCTTGATAGCCTCTAGGTCGCTTCTGTGTGCGATCACAAATTCGTTGATCCGATTTAAATACTCAATTTGGTCTGCGTTCATGGCTTTGCTTAACTCGATGCCTTATATTAGTATTGCGTTTTAGGTTTTGTCAACAATTAAATCGAATTGTTTTAAACAGCAAAACACCCGCTACCTTTGAAAGTGTAACGGGTGTTAGAGGTATTGGCTTGAGGCGTTACAGCAACATCACTTACAAATCTTCAGACATGTCTGCATGATCCTTGTCATCTCTGACCTCGATAAACACTGGCAAAAACAGTGATTCCCTGAAATCCGCTCCATTTGCCATCACTGAGTTATATCGGACTGTAACAATTTTGCCAATCAAATCTTGGCTAAATAAATCGATTCGCTCTTGACTCGAAAAACCTACGCCCACAGACACCCGCACTTTACCGTCGGCGGATTCACAGGTCAACGCCCCTAGCTGCCCCTCGAATTTCCCAGAACCGCCAACCACCTTGACCACCTTTAGATCTGCCTCAAGCTCCGCTTTAAGCTTAGCCTGATGTTGCACTTTCTTGGCTTCCCAGAAACCGTTAGGGGCTTTAACTACCACCCCTTCCAGTCCACACGCTAGCCTTTGGTGGTACACATCCAACACTTCACGGGCGTTGTTGCACCATTGGCAGTCAACCAGTTTGACGTTTTCAGACCCTTCGATCAAATTCGTCAAGGTGTCCCAGCGTTCGCTGTACTCTAACGGGCTGTAGCCATCGACAAAATGCTCATAGGGGATTGCATCCCACAAAACCGCTTGCACATCATCCGCTATTGCGCCCTTCAAGGCTTTCCGCAAAATGCCATTACCAATCTGTCTTGGCAGTACTGCACCATCTTTAAGTACTAATAACTCGCCGTCAAGGACCCAATCCCCTGAGATGTTTTGAAAGTGCTGATCCAACTGAGGCAAATTCAGCTTTTTCCCTGTACGGGAATAATAGCCCTCAACCGCCCCACCCGTTATATGAACATTGACCCGCATCCCGTCACACTTGGTTTGCGCCATAGCGGGGTAAAAAATTCTTGCAGGGAATGATGAGCTACAGGTCATTACTGGATAAGTCATAGGTTTGTGGGTTTTGCTGTTCTAATTTAATAGGCATATTCCCATGATTTAATTGATTTCGTCAATAACCAAACCAATATATTTTATTGTTGACAAAACCTAAAATAATTACTGTACAATAGCCACGTATATTAAGCTAAGGTGCAGACATGGCAAGAGGCGGCATTCGGGAGAACAGCGGTCGGCGCAAAATGGACGCGACCCTCAAAAAGCGTAGCGTACCCGTCGCGCTACGCCCTGACACGATAGCGCGATTAGACCGCGCCGCTGCGGAATCGCGGGTTAGCAGATCCGAGATTGTCGAGCGGTTGGTGCAAGAGCACTTAGGAGGGGATAGCCTATAAAAATATTTTTTGGCAAAGTACTTGACGCGATGACCGTCTATCCACTAATATTGATTTATTGAAATTGAATTAAGCGAGCAAGCAAATGAAAACAGTTGAAGTCAAGGAAATCGTAAAGCAAGTGAGAAAGGATCTTAAGGCATCCTACCCCAGCGTTAAATTCACGGTAAAGCATGACTGCAATTCCATTAAGATCGTGTACATGGACGGGGTTCAACAGCCCCTCATTCAGGCGATTGTCAAGAAATATCGTGGCTACCGCGATCTTGCTGATACCTATGGCGATTATGCTGATGACGTTGAACCTGTATCAATCGTATTTCAAGGTGAGCGGGTTGAAAGCCGTTTAAAAAATGTTGATGTAACCCGATTGTTTTCACCTCAGTATTTAACCGACGTGCTTCAGTACGTCAAAGAAAATCATGGCGATAGCGCTGGGGCTAATGCCGTTGTGTCTTTGTCTGATTGGGCGGAAAACGCCCTCTTTGATGGCGATTTCGACAGTCAAGCCTACTGTTTAAACATCGCCAAAAACTGCTCTAGCTTAGGACCTATTAAGGGGCAATGCAAACAATAATCTGATTTATTCACCTATAAAAACGCCCTCATTTTTAGGGGCGTTTTTTTGTTTTAAAAATATTTTGTACAAAGTACTTGACGCGGTGACCGTCTATCCATTAATATTGATTTATCGAATTAAGCAAATAGCGGGTCAAGAAAATGTACACACTTCAAATTCAGTCGGTAAATTGCGTAAACAATGAATCTTTTGCTACCCCTGAAGAGGTGCGGAAAAGAGTTTTAGAGGTTGGACAAAGGGCTGTAATTGGTTACAGTAAAAACATTGAAGATGGCTGGATTCTTAATCCTTGGGACTACAGCCTGACATCACAGCCTGAGGCAAAACCCAGAAAGGAGGTCGATCACAAAGCAATGAAGGTAATGCAATTCATCAAAGTGGACGGGATCGTTTATGATGTGTTGCTGTATGAAACAGTGGCTGAAATCTCCCAGCAGTATCCAAACACTGGAAAACACCTGAAGCAAAACGGTATTGCAGGACGTTTTTTAATCCGTAGACCAAAAGGTAAAAACTTGTACCGTGTAAGCCTTAGCGAAAAAGGGAATTTGTTAAAAGTTGTACGTGCTGACGGATAATCGACATGGACTCTAACACCAAATACGAAAAATCAGACAAAGGACGCGCCCGTAAGCGTAAATGGGCGCAAAGCATGACCGCTGAGCAACGCGAGAAACAGCGGATCGCAAAACGCGATTATATGCGACGTAAGCGATCCGAGGATAAAGAGGGGCGGTGATCGCCTTTGACTTGCGCCCCTGAAAATGGGGCGTTTTTTGGCTTTAAAATATTTTGGGTGAAGCGCTTGACAGTTGACCGTCTATCCATTAATATCAATATATTGAATTAAGCGAGTAAGCAAATGCAAGACAACCGTATCAAAAAAGTAGTTAGCAATGGCAAAGAGTATTACTATCGTGGCAATGGGCTTTGGTTCGGGCGCACCTCTAAGGTCAAAGCTATGGAGGGTTTGCTAAGCGGCGCTTTGACCCCTTGGAGTCTTAAGGTTGATGGCGAAGAAAACACGTCTGTAACTATTGACGATCAAGGCGATATTGTTCTTAAGAGCGATGTGGTAGAAGTTGCCGCCGCCGAGCCTGTAAGCGTTGATGAAGTTGCAGAAAACCAAGACGGCTGTGAAGTCGTTGACGCTGAGATCGGTGAAATCATCGGGGCGCAATTTGACAGCATTGAACAGTTAGAAGATTGTCTAAACGCCGTAAACAAAAGCGGTAAGGTGTGGGTGGTTGTAACCTTACCTAACCGTGAGAAATATCGGTTTCAGTGCTATATCAACGGACATCAGTCGATCAATTTAAAAGCCTACTGTATGCAAAGTCTCAAGGGTAGCTTAGCCTTTGGCGGTGAAGAAATTTACCAAGAGCTTTTAGACTGCTGTCAACTCGCTTGGGGGCACTGCCAAGCAAAAGACTGCTACGAATCGGCGGTTTATCTGCCTTATAAATCTGGGAAAAGGTATAGGGCAAAAGTGGCGGCGTGATGCCTTTGAAAATGTTGCCGACATTGCCTAATATTTTGCTGACACCTTATTAACATCTCACTCACAGGATCAAACAAATGCCTTATCAGTACGTCAAGATTTCCCGCAATGGTGAATCATGGGAAGCGGAAATTGATTTCAGTCAGACCATTGTTGACGATCAAGAGGTCATCTCAGATGATGTGTATGAGTTAGGGGTAGACGAACTCCCCCCAGGTGTCGAAGATATTCAGGGCAATGTCTTCAACGAACCCCTGCGACTGTTTTGGGTGCAGCAAGGGGATCAAGAGTGGTATTTCGGACTTGACCCCGTTTAATCAGTTCGGATCGAATAAACTTTGAATTACTTGAAAGGTATATATGGCTAATTTGCAACTGCATAAAAACTGCTTTATCCCAATGCATCTTGAGGAGCAGTATCGGAATATTCGCGTTTACTTGCACTTCAACACCTATTCCCATTCATTCGCCACAGCGAAAAAACTGGTGCAAGAGGCTAGAAATGACTTTCCCTCCCTAGAATTGACGGACAGCGATTTTGAATTTCGCACCTATCGAAACACGGGATATATTGACGGGATCATGGGCTGCGAGTTTTCTCTACCCAAAGATACTCCGATCCCGCAAGGTTATCACCAAGTAAATAATCTGCCAAGCTATTAACCCACCCCATAGCCTTATCTATACAGCATCTATACAGCCTCAATCAGGGGCTGTTTTTTTGTGCCATCACCCGCCAAATCGCGACACCCGCCACAGCAGCGAAAACCGCGAGGCATCGCGATCCAGCGGCTAACAACTTAATCGCCTTCTACAGGATCAGCCGCCCGTTTCTTCCAGAGCCGAACACTCGAAACTGATTCGACAGTGTAGCTAACAAATCCCGTCACATCTGACCCATTCTCCACAGCCTTTTTAACCGCTGCCACATTCACAGTTTTTTTGACCAACTCATCAGGCAACTCGTCAACACTGACCAACAGATTCAGACTCCATTCATCCTTGACCTGATGCTTAATTGTTCCCAGCGGCGACGCGATTTTTTCTACCCCAGCCTCTAACATTGTTTCCCCTAGGCTTTGCTTTAATTTTTTAGCCTGAGATTCCAGCGCCCGCGCTTGCGCCGTCGCTTGCGCCGCGTCATCGCGAAACATCTCGGCATCTGCCTCAAGCGCTTCAACGACCATCAACACCCGCAGGGCTTTGTCTTTAATATCTGTCTGTACCGCTTGCAATTCGCGCTCCACAGCCTCGCGCACCGCGTCATCCGCGCCCTCAGCGATGAGTCGCGATAAGTTCGCGGCTGTCGCGATAGCGGCGGTTCGTAAATCTCTGAGAGTAGACATGGGCTTAGTTCCTTTTGCATAGTTCAGTACTACCTATCATAACTTTTTAAGGTACTGTCCAGGGGATTCTAAATGCTATATTCCGAAC